CCAGCGCCGGGTCTGGTGCTGATGCCGACGCTTGAGCTTGGCGAGGCGTGGTCAAAGGACCGTCTTGCGCCGATGTTGCGCGACACGCCGGCACTGCGGGGCAAGATCAAGGACGCGCGAAGCCGCGATAGCGGCAACACGTTGCTTCATAAGGCATTTCCGGGCGGACATCTGACGATCTGCGGCGCAAACAGCCCCGCGTCGCTGGCATCGAGGCCTATTCGGGTGGTTTTGTGCGACGAGGTGGACCGATATCCGGCGTCGGCGGGCACCGAAGGCGACCCGGTGACGCTGGCGCGCAAGCGATCGGCAACATTCTGGAACCGAAAGCTGGTTCTGACCTCGACGCCGACCGTTAAGGGCGGTTCGCGCATCGAAATGGCGTTTGAGGCGTCGGATCAGCGCCGATATTGGGTGCCATGCCCGCATTGCGGCGAGCATCAGGTGCTGCGGTGGTCGTCTGTTCGCTGGCCGCCAAACGAACCGGAGCGCGCGGCTATCCATTGCGTTGCTTGCGGCTGTGAATGGTCGGATGTCGAGCGCTGGCACGCTATCCGGCGCGGAGAATGGCGCGCCGAGGTGCCAACAAACGGCGTTGCGGGCTTTCATCTGAGCGAACTGTATTCGCCCTGGTCGCGCATCGGCGACATTGCGCGGGCTTTTCTTGAGGCCAAGAAATCGCCCGAGACGCTCAAGGCTTGGACGAACACCAGCCTCGGCGAGACCTGGGAAGATGCCGGCGAGCGGCTCGACGACACTGGCCTGATGGAGCGCCGCGAGGAATGGTCGGATGCGCCGGCTGATGTCCTGGTGCTGACAGCCGGCGTGGACGTCCAGGACAACCGCCTCGAGGTCGAGATCGTCGGCTGGGGTCGTGACGAAGAAAGCTGGTCGCTCGGGTGGCATGTCATCCACGGCGATCCGTCCGCACCAGCGCTCTGGGCGGATCTAGATCGCATGCTCACGACGCCGCTGCGGCGCGAGGACGGCGCTGAGTTGTCGATTGCTGCTGCTGCGGTGGACAGCGGCGGGCATCACACGCAAGCAGTGTACGCCTACTGCCGCGACCGCTACCGACGGCGCGTCTATGCAATCAAGGGCATGGCGGGCGCGGGGCGTCCGGTGTGGCCGAAGAAGGCGAGCAAGAACAACTCGGGCCGGGTCAATTTGTTCCTGGTCGGCGTCGATGCAGCCAAGGAAGCGGTCTACGCGCGGCTCAAGATCACGCGGCCAGGCGCGGGGTTCTGCCATTTCCCGGCGGACCGCGAGCCTGACTACTTCGCGCAGCTGACCGCCGAGACGATCAGCACACGCTACACCAAGGGCTTTCCGGTCCGCGTCTGGACCAAACGGCCAGGCGCGCGCAACGAGGCGCTGGACTGCCGTGTCTATGCCTACGCGGCGCTGCAAGCGCTGGCAGTGAACTGGTCGCGGCTGGCCTCGGCCAGTGCGACATTCAAGCGCGCCGCGCCTCCTGCTGTGGAGGCGGCGCGCATCGAGCAACCGGCGGCGGAACATGCGCCGCCAGCGCCACCAAGACCTGCGCCGCGACCGGCCTTTGTGCGACCGATGCGCGGGGGCTGGATGGGCGGCGGATGGAGAGGCTGATCGATGGCTGACAACGTCAACATAACCCCAGGCAGCGGCGCGACGGTCGCCGCCGACGACATCGGCGGCGTGCTATACCAGCGCGTCAAGGTCTCGCACGGCGCGGACGGCAGCGCGACGGATACGAGCGTTTCCAATCCGCTGCCCGTCGCCGCATACGGCGAACTTATCGAAGCCATCGAAGCCATGCGGATGGCGGTACAGGCGCTGACCCGCACCATAGGCCTTGTGACGGTCGATCCGGCGACGGGGCGTCTGCGCGCTGAGGTGGTCCAAGCGACCGCCGCGAGCTTGTTGGCGACGGTCAGCATCGCGAGCAACCAGACGCTGACGACGCTGGGGACGCTGAGTAACCAGACGCAGATGGGCGGCTTCAACGCGCAAGATCAGATCCCGGCGCTGATGCGCATCTCTGCCGACAACCTTCGACGCAACATCTCGGTGACCTGATGACCACGACAAACGGCAACCGGAAGATCCTCGACCTCAAGCGGTGGGAGGCGGTCACGCCCGCGCCGCAAGCGACGGCGGCGGCGCACTTCATCGTGTCGTCTCGGCATCATCGGCAGCAGCAGATGCTGGTTTCCAGTGCCACCGTCGCGCATCTCTACAATCCGAGCGAGGACGGATGGGTGCAGATTCCGTCGCCCGCGCTCGGCGGAACGTTTGGAGCGGGCGCGTGCGGAACCGGAACGGCAATCGGACCCTCTGGCACGGCGACGAGCGGCACGACTTCGACAATCGTCACGAACCTCACGCTGGCGCGCGATCTGCGCGGCTACAGCATCCACATCACGGGCGGGCCCAACGCTGGCGTGACGCTCGAAATCGTGTCCAACACCATCGGAGCAAATGCGACGATCACCGTTGCGGCACAGGCCAGTGCATTCAGCGCTTCCACGACGTATCGCCTCCTGACGCCGCGCTGGTACGTTCTGAACGCCGTCGCATCTGCGGGAACGACGACGGCCAACTTGTTCAAGTTCTACTGCTTCGCGCTCAACACCTGGACGACAGCAGAGACCGGCGCGACGGACGGCGTCGCTCCCGCGGCGGTCATCGGCACTGACAGCCGACTGATTGCGACGCCGTCTTGGATCGATGACGACTACAAGGCGTTCGCGACAGGTACTGCCACGGCTGGCGGCGCTTCGACGTTGACCAACAGCGCGAAGGCGTGGACAACGAACCAGTGGACGAATTACCAAATCCGCATCGTCAGCGGCACGGGTGCGGGCCAGATCCGCAGCATCTCAAGCAACACCGCAACGGTCATCACGGTGGGTTCTGCGTGGTCCACGCAGCCCGATAGCACCTCGGTCTACAGCATCGAGGGCAATGACGACTTCATCTATTACATGGGTTCCAACGCCGTCACCCTGTACCGCTACAGCATCAGCGGCGGCTCGTGGACGACGCTGTCTCCGGGCGTCGCGCGCGGCGGCGCACCCGGTGCCGGAATGTCGGGGCAGTGGGTCCACAGCGTGTCCGCAAGCCAATGGACCGGCGAGGACGCGATATTGAACGGGAGGTACCTCTACTCGTTTCGTGGGGCTGCCGGCGCACTCCTCGACCGTTACGATATCGCAGCAAATAGCTGGTCTGCGGTCAGTTATGCTCCCGCGACCGAGACGTTCACGACCGGCAGCAAGTGGGTCTACATCAAGGATTTCCTCTACGGGCACAAAGACGGCTCGGGCCGCTGGTTTCGGTTCGATCTCGCGCAAAGCGCGATGGATGGAATGACGCAGATGCTGTACCCCAACGGCGCGGCTGTTGTAGGTGATACGGCCTTCGACGTCGGCTACAAGGACGGCGCAACCGAGATTGACTACATCCACATGGTCCTGAACACCTCGACCGTGCATCTCCGAATGATGGTGATCTGATGACGATTTCCGATCTGATCGCCCTCGCCATCGCACGGCTGGCAAACCTGACGGCGCAGCGCACATCGGCGGTAACGCTTGGGGATGTCGTCCGTATCGCCCAGCTCGACACCGAGATCGCAGAGACCGAGGCCACGCTGGCGGCGCTGCGGGGGATCTGAGATGGAAACGCTCGCGGAACGCCTCGCTCATCCAGACGTCGCGTCGTTGCCCGACTGGGCGGCGGCATCGGCGCTGAACCAGCCCGACGCGACGATCCCGGCCGTTGTCGAGTGGCGTCAGACGCAGATCGGTATCGGCTCGATCCTCGATGCGCTTGGGCCAGAAGCCGGGGCGGCGCTGCTGGACGTGCTGACGACGCTGGCGATCTCGCAGCCCGTCATCCGGTGGGGCTTGCGTCTGATCGAGGACGGCCGCTTCGACCTGTCCCGCCCCTCTGCTCGCGACCAGCTCGCGCGGCTCGTCGGCGCCGGCGTGGTGCAGCAAGCCGAGGCAGACGCTCTGCTGGCGCTGTCTCGCGTCGAGCGGCACCCATCGTGGGCCGAGGCGCACGGCGTCGCTGTTGATGCGCGGGCGGTCGGCCTGGCGCGCGGAGGTCGATGATGGCCGTCGCGAAATGGGCCACGCCCAGCACCCGCAGCAGCAACATCCTCTCGACGGTCGCGAACTCGCTGGCGAACGGATCGGAAAGCTCCACCGTCACTTACGACAACAGCAGCAACAAGGATCTCTACGCGCTGCTGACGCTCAAGCTCGGCAGCATCACGCCATCGACCGGCGGCTCGGTCTCAATCCGCGTGACGATCAATGACGGCACCGACACAAGCGACAAGGTCGGCGGCGATGTCTACGTCCTGCCGCTGACGAGCGGCGCGTCTGCCAAGGTCAATGTCGTGCAGGTCAGGCTGCCGCCGTTCTCGCTGCGCTTGTCGCTGGTCAACAGCGCGGGTGTGACGCTGGCGTCGAGCAGCAACGAGTTGTACGTCCGCCCCTGGAACGAAGAAGTGGTCTGATGCCGCGCGGGCTCTCGGACTACGATAGCGCGCGGATACAGGGGCGGCTGTGGACGCCTGAAATCCTGCGTCCTGATGCTTGGTTCGACGCTTCGGATCTCAGCACAATTTCGGTTTCGGCAACTGGCATATCAGAGTGGCGCGACAAGTCTGGAAACGCGCGCCATATGTCGCGCGCAGATACAACGTGGCGGCCAATCTTTGAGGCAGAAAAGAAGAATGGTCTTTCTTTTGTAAACTTTGCCGCTGGCACGCCAAGCCCTAACGACCAGCTTTACAGGCTGCAAATGGCGTCAAGCATAAACGTCAGATCCGCATACTGTTCTTTGTCCAGAAAGTCACCAACAACGAGTGGCGCCGCAAACTTCGTCTTTACCAGTTCCGGCGGAGACAATGGCGGAAATTATGACTGGCACGGCCCATTTACGAACGAAACCCCAACGGCGCTTGCTCATCCAACATTTAGCAGCAATGACTGGAGGAGTGGTAGCAACTTCCGAAACGGCAATTCCATTACAATCACTTCTGCTGGCTCAGGTCCACTAGGTGAGTGGAGTGTCTATTCGTTTCTATGTGTTGGGAACATGGTAACGCAAGGAATTGGGTGGGACCGAGTATTTCATCCGTCGGTCGGTGACTACGGAGAGGTTTGCTGGTTTTCTGCCGCGCATTCCGCGCGAGAGCGGCTGGTGATAGAAGGCTACCTCTCTTGGAAATGGGCCATCCCCCTCGCCGCTGACCATCCATTCGCCATTCGCCCGCCGCTGATCGGGGGCTGACATGCTGCGGGTCAGAGTTCCTGGCAGCACGGCGCTATTTGTTGACCCCAACGCAACTGCCAATGGCGTCACGTTCACCGCAACCGCGTCTTTCATCGCGGGGACTGGTCAGGTCAACGCAACTGCGGGCTTGCCGCGCACAAACAGCGGTCTGCTTCTGTTGCTTGGTTCGGCGCTCGATCACGCCGAGGCATTGCCGGTCTCGGTCGTTTTCGTGCCTGGCGAGGCCAGCGCAACGGCGGGCAACGCAACAGCAGACGGCGTCACGCTCACTGTCACGTCCAGCCTGATCGCTGGATCTGGCAGCGCCGCCAGCCAGGCCAGCGGCGCAACGTTGACCGTCACGTCCAGCTTGATCGCTGGCACTGCCAGCGCGGGCACGACGGCAAACGGCGTCACACTTACCGCAACGGCAAGCCTTGTCTCTGGAGCTGCTACGGCATCCAGTCAGGCAACCGGGGCCACGCTTTCTGCGACCGCAAGCCTGATCGCTGGCGCGGCAAGCGCCGCCAGCCAGGCCAACGGCGCGACGCTCACCGTCGTGTCCAGCCTGACTGCTGGAGCGGCCAGCGCCGCCAGTCAAGCCAATGGCGTCGTGCTGCCGGTTTCCGCGTCGCTGGTAGCGGGTATCGCGTCAGGCAATGCCGAGGCCTCGGGCGCAACGCTTAGCGCAACAGCGAGCCTTCTGGCGGGCTCCGCTGAAGGCGGCGCAACAGCGTCCGGCGCAACGCTTGAAGCCGCAGCGTCTATCATTGCGGGCGAAGCGACAGGCGGCGAAACGGTGAACGGCGTCACGCTCACCGTGGTTTCGTCGCTCCGAGCGGGGCAAGGCATCGCTGGCGAAACATCGCCGGCAGACAACAGGACCGGGGCGTCGGTATCGACGGGCCGGATTGGACTTAGCAAGAGCGCGCCGCGTAGGCCGCTATCGAAAGACGCGGGCCGCATAGCTCGCAGCGCATAGGAGACATCACGATGGCGAGCCTGATCTACACCAGCTTCTTCAACGATCTCGGCAAGGGCAATATCGACCTCGACACCGACACGTTCAAGGTGATGCTGGTCACGTCGTCCTACACCGAGAACAAGGACACGCACACCAAGCGGTCCGATGTGACCAACGAGGTCAGCGGCGCGGGCTACACGACCGGCGGCGCGACGGCGACCGTGACGGTCAGCGCGGTGGACACCACGAACGACCGACAGGAATACGTCCTGGGCGGCGC